GCTTGAGTAGCACCTGGAATTTCTTGTTGCATAAACCCACCACCTTGGCGTGGCACAAGCTCTGTATTTGCAGAAACTTCTGGTGGAGTAGATAGAATCTTGGATTCTTTGTAAAACTCTGATGGAGCAGAAGCGTAACCACGAGTAAGGGGATTGTATTGAGATACAACACCATCTTTCATAGTTGGTAATCCACGTAATACTTGCTGATTAGCATTTAAAACTAAATCACCTTGTACTTTAGGTTGTAAATTCTGAAATGCAGAAGTCAAACTTGGAATCATTGCAGTTGCATTGGGATTAGTAGCTAAACGTCCCAAACGTGTAAATGCAGCGTTCAAATCAACAGGTTGATCTAATATTTGTTGTTGTCTTAAAGCAGCCTCGGGAGATGGCCCATAGTCAGTAGAGGTTCTAGTTGGCTGATTTACAAATGATTTTTGAGTAGCTTGTGATGGAGTCGGAAAGAAGTCTTGTTGAATTCCTTGCAATTCAGACAACAAACCTTGTTGTTGCCTTTGCTTTTGCATATTAGGAATAATGTTTTGAACAGCTTGGTAGCCAGTAGAAATACCACCACCACCAAAGATGCTTCCTAATAAGAACTGATTGAAAGCTTCATCTTTAGCGGCTTTTTGATCTTCTTCTGACAAGCCTTTTAATTGCTCTTTTGGTAATAAAAATTCCATGATAATTCCTTACTTTCCGAACAAACTTGCACCAAAGCTCGAGCCGCTTGAAGAGCTTGTTGCACCAGAGCCACCACCCACATTGAGACCCAATGCTTGGTTGATAAGCTGTTGTTGCTCCAATGGCAGATTGCGTACTGCATCCAGCGTCTGCTGAGAGAAGCCTTGTTGCAACAAACCTTGATCTCGCAATTGATTTGCTTGATTGAATCCAAGATTCTGCAGATTTGTAGCCGCATTAGCCAACTGAGTTCCACCAGAAAGTCTTTGTTGGTTAGCAGTCAAACCAGCTTGTTGGTTAGCCAAATTAGCTTGCAAGAAGTTGTTTGCATTTGTCAAACCCGCTTGTTGGAATAAGTTTGCTTGTTGAGAAGCAACAGCATTTTGTGCAGCCGCATTAGCCAAACCTGCTTGATTAAACGCAGAAGCTCCAAATTGGTTTGCTTGATTCTGATAACCAAGGTTGGCTAAATTCATTGCTTGTTGATTACCAGCATTGAACTGAGCCATTTGGTTGGCGGCATTTGCATTTTGTAAGAAAGCAGTATTAGCCGCACCCGCACCAAACTGATTAGCTTGTTGTTGGTTACTAGCGTTGTATTGAGCCATTGCATTTTGCGCTGCAGCATTTTGTAATGCGGCCTGATTCTGAGCACCTGCACCAAACTGTGCAGCTTGATTTGAAGCAGCCATAGATGCCAAACCAGCTTGCTGAAGATTTCCAGCATTAAACTGAGCCATCTGATTAGCTTGAGATTGATTAGCTAAACCTGCTTGTTGCAAGTTACCAGCATTGTATTGCGCCATTTGGTTTGCTGCAGCTTGATTAGCCAAAGCAGTCTGTTGGGCAAGATTGGTATTAAGTTGACCAGTAGAAACATCAACACCCTGATTAGCCAAAGCAGCACGTAAATTAGCATCTTGATTAGCCAAACCAAACTGTCCTGCAAGTTGCAATGACTGTTGAGTTGTAGCAACGTCTTGTGCTTGATTAAGCTGTTGTGCTTGCATCTGACGAGCCAAATCAGCTTCAGAAGCTTGTTGGGCAGCAGCATAAGCAGCAGCATTTTGTTGGGCAACCAAACGTGCAGCATTTTCACCATAAGCACGATTAGTTTCTGCTTCAGCAACACCTTGACGAGAGCCACCATACGCTTTAGAAGCAGTAGCTTGTGCAGCAGTACGTTGTTGTTCAAGTTGTCTAGAACGCTCTAGATCAGTCAGACTTTGTTCAGTAACAGCCTTAGTATATGGATTCATGTACTGCTGAATATTCTGATTCAAGAATGAAGCAGCACCAACATCACGGATATTAGCTCTGGCTTGTGGAGCAATTGCACCCAGTGCTTCAGAAGTTACGCCAGCACCAGTAACTCCTGTTGCGCCAACATTTTGAATAGAAGATCTAGCAAGTTGGGCAGCAGCGGCTTGTGCAGCAGGACCTGCTGAGACTCCTGCAAATCGTTCAGCGGCTCCAGCTGTTTGTCCACCATAAGTATCAGCCCCATAACCAGTACCTGTTGCTGTTTTGGCTGATCCTGCTCCTGCATAATCAAATCCTTTATAACTTGCTGGGGTAGCAGAACCAGCAGTCGCACCAGTACCAGTTGTAGCCGTATAACCTTGTTGAGCAGCTAAAGATGCAGGATTTACAGTTGCACCACCATAAGCGTTATATGTAGCATTTTGAGGTACATAGTTAGAAGCTTGTTGTATGAGGTTTGCCGCATCTGTTGCATAAAGAGTTGGTGCGCTTAATGGACTTGCATACAAGCGATTTAAATCAAATGCTTGATTTTGGTCAGCATTAAATCCTGCAAATTCACGAGGCTTTAAATTGGCAGCTACATTTTGTGTGCTTTGTAAGTTATTTAAAAAAGCTTCTTTAAATTGTGGATCTAATTGCGATTGCGATGATTGATTAGAACTTGATAAACTCATTTTATATCTCCGTACTCAAGAAAACTCTTGTTTGAACTTGATAAATCTTACTCATAACCTTGTCCCATCCTTTACGACCTGTCATAGTCATGTGAGTGCAACCTTCCATTTTCCCGTGTTTTTCCACGTATGGAAGTATTCTGACAACCTCATCCATATCACCTGCTGCCAAGAATACATTGATGATTTTTCGTTTTGGATAGGTAATAATTTCGGTAACGAGAGCCGTGTTGACACCAGGCCATAATTGCATTTCATCTTTATTGAGGGCCATTGCGACATCCTCAAGACTATGCGTTTCGTTTCCGTATTCTAGCGCATTTAATAATAATTGCTCACTTTGAAGAAAATATGGAACCCACCACTTAGGCTCCCCATTTTCCACAAAACTACTGCAATCTATCATACTGCTGAAGCTGTTAATACACCCACATTACTAACCAAAATCTCATACCTAGTGCCATTTGGACTAGAGATAATCAATCTGTTAGGAGGAGTTATCTTGCGAGAACCAATCTCAACATCCTGATTACGCTTGTAAAGGTTTGCATTGTCAGACTCAATAAGTCTGCGAACATTGGCCTGATCTCTAGGATCATAAGATTGAGTAGGAGTTGGGAGTTTCAACGCAAACCTCCTGGCTTACCATCCAATCTAATAGTCCCAACACGCCAATCAGTATTGACATTGCCTTCAATCTTTACGGCAATCTGTCTACCAGTAATACGTACAGAAGTAGGCGTATTCATGGTGTAAGGACCAAAGTTGTATTCAGTAGCATTTGGGTAAAACTTAGTGCTAAAACGAGCCTTAACGTCACCTAAAGTGTTCTCATCAGGGACTAGACCAGTAATATTCATTACTCTGTCTCCAGTAGCTAATTCAACTGGTCCTGACTCAGCAAATGGGGTAATTGAGTCATATGTAAAGCCAATCTCATGCTCATAGACATAAGAATCAGATGAAACCATCATTGGTTTGCCAAATACACCAGAATCAGTCCCGCAAGTTCTACCAAAAGTACCAATAGCCCAATGGTTTTCACGATAGTTGTAGCTTACATAGGAATCATTCTCAACACTGGCTGAACTAGGATAGAACCACCAAACTTCACCATAGGCTGAGTTATGGACGCAGTAAACCTTAGATGCTTGCTGATAGTTAATATTGTTAAAGATGTAATCTCCAACATCACAAGGCAAAGGCTTAACAAAGCCATCAAACATCCAAAAACCAGACTTAGACATCCAAATACATGAATTGTCAGTAGCCGCTACTGATTGACGGGAAATAACGCCACATCCAGTACCAATACGCTCAAATCCATAGACGTATGGTGGGCCAATGTAAGTTGCTGAATGGACATCTACATCAGTAAACAGAATAGTAGCACCACGTACACGTTTGCCACACATCAGAGAACCCAATGTCGTCAGATCAAAGTCGCCTGCTTGGTTGGTAGCACTAGGTGTCCAAGTAGTATTAACCTCTTGGTCAGACCATTGCACTTTACGTGGGTTTCCACCTGCTCCAAGAGCAAACAAGAATCTTTCCTCTGTTACGACTAAACCAGAGCAAGTTGTTGGTGCATTGGTAATAGCAGCGGCTTTAGTACCAGTATTTAACTGCCACTCCAGAAGCTTTCCATCAGCGTTTGAGCAAGCTACTAGATATTGCCCCCAAGTATCCAAACTCCATGTTGTAGCAGGAGTGTATGAGCCTGTATCTGGTCTAGCAATACCATAGGCAGCAGTACCATAAGCACCATACCCATAGCCTAGTTTGGTATCTGCATCTGCAATGCCAGCAGTAAAAGATGTAGGTGTAATGTCGTAAGCAACACCACCTTCATTCATTGCATAGAGCTTTGAATGAGTACCAATTCCTGTCCAACGAACATTACTGTTATCACGCCAAGCAATCAATCCTCTGGCAGAACCAGTGAGTTGAGTTGACGAGCGTTTACGCCATCCACCAATGGGGCGAATAGTATTCTGATACCAACGTACCAGAGTAGAGCTGTTCCAGCGTCCTTTAGATTGGTACTCAGTACCATTCTTGTAAACACCTGGCGGGATGTTTAATGGGATATACATTTATGCAATGCCCCAGATTCGGATCTGACCTGCACCACCTGTACCACCAGTACCTGCAGAATATCCAGTATCAGCAGAAGATCCACCGCCTCCACCACCACCTGGGAATCCACCTGTACCACCATTACCACCATTAGCAGCGGCTTTACATGAGCCACCACCACCTCCGTTACCCATGCCAGTTACAGAATTTGTTATACCTGCAGTACCATTTCCACCAGCAGTACCACCTGCACCACCACCACCACCTGCATAAGAGTTTGATGTTCCACCAGCACCGCCTGTACCAGTAGCATTACCACTATCCATACCAGTACCGCCACCACCACCAGCAGGTCCATATAGTGAGCCACCCGCATCAGTTCCAGAATTCAAATAGCCAGTACCACCACCGCCTCCACCCCAAATTGCAGTTCCACTACCCCATGCGCCACCAGTTGAAATATTATTTGAAGAAGTTGCTCTTGCTAAACTTGGAGATCCACCAGTACCAGATCCATTGGTAACATCATTAAATCCATTCCCACCAATTCCAGCATTTCCACCACCGCCACCACCGCCAGAACCAGTTACATAAGCAGTTGATCCACCAGCTCCTGCTCCACCACCATAAGCAATAATGTTGTTAAATGATGAATTTCCTCCTGCAGCACCTGCAGCACCACCCGCACCAATTGTTGCAGTTATAGAAGATCCTGATGTTGGTACATCAGTAACAGTTAATACTCTAGCTCCTGCACCACCACCAGCTGGACCATAACGATAGCCACCACTTGTGTTAACAACGCCAGTACCGCCACCACCACCACCGCCAACAGCATCAACCCAAAGTTTTTGATAGCCAGGTGGAATAGTAATAGAACTAGTAGAAGTTACTGTTAAGTTAAACGTATTGATAACAACAGATTTAAATGATGTTCCGTTACAGAGAACTAAACGAACTTCTTTTGGATACATGATAAAGCTTGTCAATCCATCAATAGTTTCTGAACTATTTGGATCTAAAGTTATATTACCAGTACCAGAGTTACCGATATAAACCCACCATCCTGCACCTAGTGTTGTGGCAGCAGTAAATGTTTGAGTAAAAGTACCACTTGTTACATCAATGTAATAGCCATTGTCAGACAAAGCTAAAACAGTATTAGATGTACGTGTAGATGTTGGGATACTAAAGTTTCCACCAATAGGTGAGGCAGAAAAGTTAGTGCCATCAGACTTAAGGAAGTAACCTGCAGCACCTGCGGCAGTTAATCCTGTACCACCATTGGCAATAGGTAGAGTTCCTGTCACACCTGTAGTCAATGGCAAACCAGTAAGGTAAGTTGCCACACCAGAAGTAGGTGTTCCTAGTAAAGGTGTCACCAATGTAGGAGAAGTGTTTAGAACAACAGATCCTGTGCCTGTTTTAGTTCCTACACCAGTACCGCCTTTAGTTACTTTAAGTAAAGGACCAGCATCAAACAAGCCATCAATGGTGTCTAAGTCTGTATTGATCTTAGTACCCCATGTGTCAGTAGATGCACCTACCTCTGGTTTGGTAAGACCTAAGTTTGTGGTTGTTGTATCAGCCATGTTGACCTCTTAATTTACTGTAGTCCAAGTTTCGGATATATCAGATATATCAGTCCAAGTTTCTGAAACATCAGCTTCAGTTTCCCATTTAAGTCTTGCAGATGCAGTCATACTTGATAAAGTAGATGAGTTTGCAGATGTTGTACGTATAGCTTCACCATTGGAAGTTACTATACTTTCTGGAAATATAACAATTATCGTTGAATATACGCTTATTCCATAAGCAGTAATGCTAGAAGTGGACTCAATGTTTGCACTTGCACCAGCACTATAGTTTGCACTTCCTGTTATAGAAGAAGTAGCAGCACTTAAAGCACTTGCTGCTCCTAAATAGATGGCACTAGCACTTACTGAAGAAGTTGCATCAATGTTTGCAGACGCATCTTTAACACCACCTGTTAGTGATGAAAATGCTGCTTCAGAAAGTGCGTTAAAGCCAAACATTATTTAAGATGCCCATTTCCACTTAGCCAAGCAAACAAAGCCACTGTTCCTAGACCAACTACCCAAAAAAACTTTTTAACAATGCTTTCACCAATGCTGATGTAAACATTTTCTATTACTTTTTCAGTTACTTTTTCAACTAGATGTTCTAATTGAGCGTCAGTTAATACGATCTTGTTTTCCATGATTATGGCTCACTAGTTGTAATTGGCGCAACAACATTGATAAAGTCTTCTATTGTCGTACAAGCAGCAATAGCCACCTCTTTAGCAGTACAGTTAACAATAATGGCTGCCCTAGCTGTCACCACATCACTAGGAATAGCTACATCACGCTCTGCCTTGCGAATTACCATCCAATCGGTGCTTGCCAATAATAAGTTGGCATTTGCCTTGTTTTGAGCAATCCATTGTGACTTTAGACCTTTAGTCACGCTTGCATCTTCATTGGTCACATCATCCAAAGCCTTTGGCGTGTTTGTGTAGGTGCGAGTGACAACAGAGTCGTTGACTTCATAATGGGAAAAAGTTACCCAATAAAAGCGTTGATCTTTTTGCTCACCTTCCACCACTTCTAATGCACCTTTCTCTTGAGCAAATGAAGCGTTGGGGCTTGATGTGTCGGGGAAAAGGGTTGTTAAATCACCAACTTTGACGACTGCGTTATTTTCAATGAATGCGTACATATTAAGTCCTATCGTGCAAGGGAGAATTTAAAGGGGTTTGTTGCTAGTGCCATAAAGATGTAAGTCCCACCATTTGCGTTTTCTGTTGCATCTGTGTTTCTAAGTTTAAAACCATTGGATAGCAAATCTATTGCAACAGTTGCACCTGTGGCTTCGGCTTGTGTCGAATTTGAAAACAAGACGCTGTTAGTTACATTGTATGTATTACGAACACTATCCCAAACTATCCAATCACCAGTGGAATCTGTGCGTTTAATCATCACATAAGCAGGACGCATATTTGTAAAGACAAACGGACCATCAGTTGAACCATTGCCCGTATAAGAGCCAAACTTGCTATAACCTGCTACTTCAGCAAAGCAGTAGGCGACATAGGTTACTGTGACAGTATTACTTATTGTATTTATTCCAACAGAAAATACTGAACTTGTTGGAGAAGTTGCGTTCCAAATAGTAGAACTTGAAGCAGAAGCAGCAGTTGTATTTAAAACTAAATTTGAACTATTACCCAATGATGCGTGATAAGCTCCCCAAGCACCAGCTGCACTTCTTGACTTAACAATAATCATTGATGGTGCAACAGCCAAGCCGTGACCAATAGTTCCTGCCACTCCAGTACCCGTGTAGGTTGCCACACTAAATCCGCTTGTGGTGCTTGCGCTTACTGTTGAAGTGATAGAGCCTGATGTGTTGGTTGAGCCAGCACCATTTGCTTTCCAGTTCCAAGATACATATGAATCAGTATTTTGATTAACATTGTTGCCTGTATCAACTGAAAAACCATCGCTATTAAATGCGGTAACAACACCAAAACCACCACCTGTATCTTCTGCAATGTCAAGTTCTGTTATTAACCTTTTAGTTGTGCCACGAACGGCATCAAATACAACATTTCGGTTAGTCGTTGTTCTATCTTTAATCCAAACCCAATCAGGTTGAAATCCAACACCTGTAATTGAGCGAGACGTTGCATTACCTGTATACAAAACAGGATTAAAGAACTTACCCGCTTGAGTATCCGTAGTCGCCCCAATCGTAGGCGTTGGCAAGTTCTGTGTGCAAAGTGCTTTGAAGCCACTTGGGGCTGTGTAGGCAAATGCTCGTTGACCAAAGTTCGTTGTAACAACAGAACTAGAACCTGTGTATGGACGCATTTGGAAGAAATAAGTCCCTGCCGAAAATGTGTATGCAGGGCTTGTTCCCGCAACAGGGTCACTTGAAGCAAACCAAGTCCCATTCTTACCAAAGAACAACTTTAAATTGTCCATGTCAACAGCACACATGAACACATCGTTTGTGGTTAAAGCAGAACCATATGCAGAAGTTCCACCATTATTTATCTTGTTGCCGTTTTCAAGTTCGTATCCATACGATGTAGATGCTTCACCCGCATACTGATAAATGCTTGATGTTGATGACCATGCAACATTGGTCACACCACTACCACTTGTGATGACAACTTCAAAGTACCATTTGCCTGATGAAACACCGAATGTGCCAAACAAACTTCTGTAAATGTCAGCAGAACCCGCAATCTCTAAGTTGCCGTTTCTAGGTGCGTTGGTCATTCCATTTTGCAATGGATTCATCGTGCAGTAATTCCCCCGCACAGTCCCACCCACACCAGTATCAGTTCCATACGATGTTGGTGAATCAACAAGAGAGTCATTACCCGCACCCGCAGTCACGCTGAAGTTATTAGGTGTCCAGTTGTTGCCGTTACCTGAGTAGTCTTTACCCAATGTAGCCGCAGTTGTGTTGCTGTTATCTGAGAAGTTGACGTAGAAGCCATTAGTGCCGTATGAGCCTGAGTAGGCCTTTGGCCCCCACACACCAGTTTGTGCGTCTGTTTGACCAAATGATGATGGGGTTAACTGAGTGCCATCAATAAAGTTGACCTCGGTCATGTAGCCGTTAAAAGTGTTGGCTGATGTGATATATCCAAGTGTTTGTAATACATTGTTATTGATTGTAAGGTCAGTATTTTGAGTAGGATATGTTGCTGTGGAAAACGAAGTTATTTGTACTCCATTAACGTACATTTTAAATCTGTTTGTATCTGTTGCTTGAGTAGTATCAGCCGCTAAAACAATGTGATACCAAGCAGATGGGTCACGCAATACTTGATTTGACCTTAAATTACAAGTTTGAGACCCCCCTTGAAAATCTTGAAAGCGAAGCTGGTCTTCAGAAGCCCCCGCACCAAATGAAGCAATAGAAAATGTATTAACAAAAGAATCTGGAGATGCGCCAAAAAAGTATTGAAATACGTTAAAAGAATTACGCTTAACCCATCCACTCCATGTCCAAGTCTTGCGGTTAGAGGCACTCGCAGGAGTACGATTCAGATAAGCCGTATCAGCATTATTAAACCGCAAACTACGTGAGATTTGATATGCTGCAGTGACTGAAGCTGTTTTAGATGCGGCAAACATTAAAACCCCTTATGGCGTGTAGTTCTGAGCTACAACAACACCATACCAGTTTGTGCCATCAGCAAAGAAACTAAGAATATCTTGTTTGCTTGCAGTAGATGTAATAGTCGGTGCAGTACCACCAGCCCATTTAACTGTTGACCAAGTAACTGTACGTGAGCCTGTTCCATCTTGCTTTAACAACAATATAAAAGACTTACCACTTGTAGCCGTGGGCATTGTGATTGTGCAAGTACCTGTCAAGGTAATAATCTGCACTGTGCCGTTGGTCAGAGCAAGCGTAATAGCCGTACTTGAGTTAGCCGTATATGGAGTCTCTACATAGTTTGTTACTGTTGGATTAGTCAATGCTGGTGCGCTGTTAAACACCAAAACACCAGATCCAGTTTCATCAGAAACAACAGAGATTAAATTGGCACTTGTTGGTGTACCTAACCATGTAGCTACACCAGTACCTAAAGATGTTATACCTGTACCACCATTTGCGACAGGAAGAGTACCAGTAACACCAGTTGTTAAAGGTAAACCTGTAGCACTTGTTAAAACACCACTCTGAGGTGTTCCAAGAATAGGCGTAGTTAGTGTAGGACTAGTTAAAGTCTTATTTGTCAGGGTCTGTGTAGCATCACTTAAAACTGCTTTGTCAGCAGGGTAAGTAACAAACACATCTTTAGAACCTGCAGCAAACGAAACTTTTGCATCTGCATTGCTAGACTGCAATACAGTAGTCCTGGCAAGCGTCAATCCATTAGCTGACAATGTACCAAGGCCAACCTCCCAATCTGATCCTAGAGATACAGAATAGTATGTAGTGTTGCTATTGCCAACA